AATCAGATAAGTTTTGTTGACACCAATCTGCCATCTGTTCGTAGGCTTGATCTCCACCTACAGAGTCTTTTATATTTTGTATCTGTTGTGTAGGTATTTCATCTCCTTCTCCTACACCTCTCAATCCATCAAGGTAAGTATCAACTACTTGTTTTGAAAAGCCAGCTTCACTAAGCTTAGAGTAATCATCTTCACTAATCTCTCCTGTATCAGTAAACCTTTGTGTAATGTCCTGTGCATCAATACCAACTTCTTCTAGTACAGAAGCAAGACCATCTCCATAATATTCTTCTGCATTAAATTCAGAATCATTAGTTTCTGTTTCTTGCTCTTCTGTTTCTTCTGCATTACCTTCTGGTTCTTCTCTGGTTTGATCTATAGCACCAAGCTTACCTTCTAATTCTTTGTAGCTTCCTACCAAATCTTCTACAGTTTTAAACTTGCCAGCGTATAAACCATTGTCATCTTTTAAACCTTCCAAGTCTGAAGCAGACATTGGTGGTGTCTCTGAAACATTTACTTGTGATGAAGTCATAATTTTTTAGGTTAGTTATAAGTCATTGTACGACCATTTTTAGTTTCGACCACTTTTGGTTCGTTTGGTTCTGGTGTATCGTTTACACCTAATTCACTAACGATAGCTTTTGCAGAGACAAACTTTCCATCTTCATCTCTTTTTCTACTAGGCTTCTTGGTTGGCATCTGAAGGTTCCTCCATTTGTAGTTGTTGTGCCTGTGCATTGTTTTTAGGATCAAGTAATGGTGATCCTAAAGCTGCTGGTCCAAGGCTTTGGATAAGCTGTTGTTGTGCAGCAGCTTGAGCTTCAGCTTGGATTTCTTCTTGTGTTTTTACTAGGTTAGCAGTATCTATACCGATACTGGTAGCTAGTCTTTTTACCGCTTCATCTACATTAACGTACTGTCTCATTACATCTGGTCCTAAAGCTTGAGCTACAGTTGTTATAAACTCAATCAGTTTGTTTCTATCATTACCTCTACCAAGACCTTGTAAACCTGTAACTATCTTTGGCTTGACTAGATTATCTGGTAGCTTTGGTACTTTACCTGATCTTACTAACATATGCATACGTCTTTTGAGATAAGGCAGTTGAAACTCTTGGGTCAAGATACTGTAAATACCACCAAGACTATTCTCTAGTTCTCTAGCCATAAGATTTATTTCTGCTGCTGTCACTCTTTCTGCGTCACGTTGTACTGATCTTGCCATCAAGAAAGCATACTCAAGTCTTGCTTCTATTCTTTGTATTGCAGAAAAAGATACGTTAAAGTCTGAACCTTTACCAACTTGCATGACACTTATATCTGCTGCACTACCTTCTCTTATTGCTCCATTGGGTGCTTTAGCTAAAGTTGCTGCCCTTGTTGTGCCATTTGGATTTACAAGAAATAAAACTTTTGCACTAGCAGCAGCACCTTCTATGATTGCTTGCATCAAAGACTCTAATGTAATTAAGTCTCCTCTATATTCTTCTACATAACCACGACCATAATCCTCACCATCAATACGAATAAATCTAAGAGGAATCCAAGGTGATACATCTACTTTTGAGTTACCATTTGTATTCGGTATCTTTTCTCCTTTACATTCTTGATACCAAATCACATCATCATTCATACGTTTGATGTGTGTATATATATCAAGATCATCTTTCATTTCTTCTGCGTCATAGTTTTCTTTCTTCTTGATCTGTTCTAAGAAAGCGGCAGGTAAAGCTTGTGGGTGTATAGATTCTTTGGTCAATATTTCTAATACATTACCCACTTCATCACGTTTACATACAAACTTAGATAGTGGATATACCTTGAGTCCTTTATCTGTCAGATATAACAAGACGTTACCTGATACTACAAGATGCTTGAGTGCTTCAAACATAGCAACTCTATCGTTAGAAGTATCTATAACATTTTGTAAGGCATTTTCTATAACACGAAGACCTTTATCTATTTCACTTTGCAAACCTTCCTGACCCTCTTTCCTAAGTTCAAGACTATCAATAGTCATTTTAAAAAACGCTTGGTCAGCAGGGAGTAAAGTCATCAAAAGTTTATTTGATAAACTGTTAACTCCTCTAGCTCCTACAGCTTGAAATGGAGTTTTGATTTTACTTCTAGTGCCAGTAGTTGACTCAGGTATAAGGCTAGGAATTGTAAGCTTAGAAGATTCTTTTGCTTCACGATCAAAGGTAGATCGTAAACCTACCATAGATTCATACCTACCTGCTGCTGTAGTGCCTTGTGCTGAGTATTCCATTTAGTAAAGTAAATCTCCTTGACCTGTATTTGGGTTTCTTGATATACGCAATGATCTAGTACCAGCCCTTCTACCCATTCTTGCAGTCTGTCTTCTTCTACGAGAAGGTGCAGCAGTAGATGTAGTCTGCTGACCAGAAACAGTAGTACCTGCACGAACAGAAGTCCTACCAATAGTTCTCATTTTTGGTGCTGGCTCTGTAGGTGCTGGTGGTGGAGTAGGTGTTGGCGGTGTTAATGCTTGTGGTGGTGGAGTAGGTGCTGGTGGTGGTGATGGAGGTAAAGTTCTTTCTACACGACCAGACATTCTATCAGCAGTTGGAGAAGATTCTGGTGTTGGTCGAGTCTCAACTCTGCGTGGGGGAGGTGCAGGTGTAGGTCTTCTTGGTCTTCTTGGAGGACACATGATAATTAGATGTTAAGGTCTTCAGTTGTGTTTGATTTTTTAAGTAAAGGTATTCGTAAAGAACGTGTACCTAAACGTCTAGCTCTTTGTTGTCTTTGTCCTGTTCTTTTTCTACCTGTTTCACCTGTAGTCTGCTGTCCTGATACTGTTGCTCTTGAAGGTGCAGGTCTGTTTGGTGCAGGTCTAGTTCTATTACTACCTACAACAACTCTTTCAGCAGTAGGCTCTGGCTTTGGCGGTGTCGGCCTTGGCTCTGGTAAAGGTGGTGGTGATGGTCTTCTTCCAAAACACATTATGCAACTCCTGTTTTACGACCAGTAGGACTAGATTTAAATTTCCTTTTTAATCTAGCACGAGCCATATCTTTTGCCCTGTTTCTAGCTGCATCTCTACCTGCTTGTTGTTGTTTTGTAAGATTACCTCTACCACTTCTTGATAGTTTCTCTTCAACTGCTGCAAGGTTAGGGTCAACGTAAGTTCCTTCTTTCTTTTGTCTTCTAATCTTTAATTTTTCTGTTGCTTTCTTTGTGTCTTTTGGATTTTCTACACCTGTCTGCATACCTGTAACAACAGGAGGTGAATCATCAAACTCAGGTCTTTGAGGTTGAGGGTAACTAGAACCACCGCCACCGACACACATAACTAATTCTCCAATACGTTTTCGGTTAGCATGGTTTCTTTTTGTCTTAATTGCTGTTCGATTAGATAGTCAACAACATACCTCTGCCCTGCACGATACCACACTTCACGATCTGATAGCGATAGGTCTGGGTGTCTGTTAGGAAACACACTATCTAAACTATTTATAAGTTCGTCAGTAATTACTGGTAAAGACACAAAAATTAAAGAGCTATCTCTATATTATATGTTAATGTAAAAGTAACAAGGAGTGGTTACCTTGTTGCAACGCTAAGAAAACCTCAAGGGTGTGGTTCCTCTTGGGGTTTTCTTTATGGGTTCCAAAGTTTTACTTCACCTGTATTGTAATCATAATCTCCTTCTCGCAGTATCCTTGTAAGTCTTGCGTTCAAGATAGCATCAGCAATCGTATAACCTTTCTTAGTATATGTCTCCTGTACCTTAGACCATAGTGCTTCTTTGGTATCAGGTGTATTAGCTAAAGTCTTTGAAGCAGTAACCATACCCATACCTTTGATGCCTAGTATTCCGTCACCAGCATCACCAGCTAACGACATCTCAAACCAATGCCTATCTGCTTTCTTATTAGTAATATGTTCTATCGAATCATCAGCTATAAGTTTGCAGGGTAGTGTTCTCATATCTTTATCTACTGAAACTATTATCGGGTCTTTGTATCTGCCATTGGTGGCAAGCAATCCAAGTACGTCATCTCCTTCTAGGTTTTCATAGGCTACAGTTTCATATCTTTTTTTTACTTCTTTGATAACACTCTTGAGTGCAAGTGGTTTACGTTTCCCTATCCTGTTGATCTTGTACTCAGGAAATATCTCATGTCTAAATGTAGGGTAAGAAGTAAAGCACATA